GCTACCTTAGTAAGAAAATCCATTTCAAGCAAACTATCCGACAAGTCGGGAATGTCAATCCTTTGAACAATATCTTTGGGATTCCCCGGGACCGGATACCATCCCCAAGGAACAGCCTCAAATGTTTGGGGAACAAAAGCGGGATTAGTGGCATCGTAGTAATTCATCCCGAAGTTTCTCAATGTCCTGTTCTCAATCAACTGAGAGAACCAAGAATTAAGAACCTTGTTAATCGGTCTAACAACATCCGCTAACGAATCAGACCAGAAGTCCGACTCAAGATCATCGGCCCAAGTAGAAAACGGATAATGCTCTTGCCAATAGTGATCCTTAGTAACTCCAATAATCTCCTCGAGTGTTTCATTTAATAATATAAATTCGCTAGACCTAACGATCAAGCGAATCTCTCCGTCTATTTTTCTGTAATGCTCATTGACCTCAATATAGATTTCCCCTAACTCTGGGTTATCCATATCGGGAACTCCCATCTCTCTCATCCTATCTATCTGAGCCACCTTAGCCTTTAAGTTTTCCGCTGATTTAATTAGTCCGGCCTCAGTAGCATATTGAGCCTTCATCTCGGTAATAACATCCTGATCATATTTATCATTGTCTTCTAACTCGGACAGTGTTCTGTATATGTGAGCGTGAATAACAACCCGAGCTGTGTCGAGATCAGTGGGATCCACCTGTCTATCAATTAGCATATCTTGCGGATCTATAATATCCACCGTTGGCTTGCCATCAATGACATTCAATTTCTTGAAAGAACGCCCATACAATCCGACTTGTCTTTTGTCTACTTTGTCTTTTAACGCAATCTTCTGAACTCGGTAGAACTCATTCCAATATTCATTTAATACAATTTCCCTCTCTTCTTTTTGGACTACCTCATCGGGTTTCAACGCTTCTCCCTTAGCCTCAAACTCTATGCTCGGGGCATCATCAATATTAGACTCCCAAGTCTTGATCGTTTCTTTCATCAAAGGAATAGAAACACTCTGTCGCTGGGTTAATCTATTTAAAGTTATTTTTCCCCTGCTCAGAGTGTAGTTCTCCAACCAATCATCGTGCCTTCTCCTTTGATAATTAAAGGCTTGATCGTAGTCCTTATTTAGTTTTAACAATAACTCGTCCTCCATACAAAATTATTATACTATTTACTTATTTAACTTGTCAACCTTCTTATCCTTCTTCGTCGTAAACATAATATTATATAATATCTTCCAAATAAACTTAGGCACTAGCTGAGGCTTCCTTCGTAGATCCGGCAACTTGTCCCACTGGAACTGTAAATCTCTCCTCATCTGCTTCCTCATTAACTTCCTCATCTTCTTCGCTAATTGTTGATTCATAATTTTAATATCTATCCCAATTAACACCTCCAAACGCACCAGGATTTACATATGCCTTTCCTAACTTACTCGCAAAGGTTAGTGCCAAGCTATCAATGACATCAGGTGATGGCAATCCTCTTCCTTTCATTTTGTCTTTCCCTTCTATCTTCAACTGCCCCTTAGAAGTAAATTGATACTTGATATTGGCGGCCTCATAGAAATCATCATCCTCGGGAATTGAACTGAGTCTTATCCAATCTCTCATCTTGAAATAAAGCTCGGCTCTTAGATTAAAGAAATGCTCTGGGTCATCAGCACGACTACCAACATTCACCTCTTGGACATTCCACCCTTGTTCTCTTAAACGATCAACTACTCCCGCTCCGATTCCAATCGCATCAACTAAAATGTTCTGGGGTTTAACGTTCTCTTCCTTAGCGATCTTGATAACCTCTCCCACCGTAGCCATAAGTCCCTGATTACTGAAGACTTGCTTTCTTGGTATCTTCCCCATCTGCCTGACTAATATACTTGTCCTATCTCCCCCGAACCTAGCGACATCAACTCCCATGACCTTCTCCCATTCGGGCATCACTTTAACCTCTCTCTGCATGGCCCCCGAAATCTCATCAATGGAAAGAAAGCTATCCTCTTCTGACCTAGGAAACTCTCCTAACACCCTTACCCGGAACACATCGCTGTCTATCCCATAACGCTTAGCAAATCCTATCACGTCGCTTATGTTAATAAGGCCCGGAATCACATCTTTGTTCTGCTCGGTAATCTTCTGAAAGTAGCTATAATCCTCCGCCTCCCACTTCTCTCTGAAATCTTCAAGAGTCTTAAACGGACTAGCCTCTATGTTGGGAGTATCAAAAGCCGAGATAGAAAGTTTCCTCACCCCTTGTTCCTTAAACGCTCTCGCAAATCTCCCGACATTCCTTAAGGGGTTTCCGATCATCAATAACCTTGTTGGTTTCAATCCATCAATCGCCTCGAATATATCATCCTTAACCCCTGACGACTCATCAACGATAACTAATAAGTGCGGTGAATGAAATCCTTGAAACTGATCAGGCTCGTCTGTTGCTATTCCTAGCGCAAACCAACGATCATCAATGTTAATTTTAGTTTCGAGCATTGCCTCCGGTGGATACAAATCCTTCCCCTGACAGGCCTGTTTGATCTCTCTCCACAAAACCTCACGCACCTGTCGCCCCGTTGGGGCAGTTGTTATGACCACAGCGTCACTATACGCCATCAAGAAAGAATGAACGACTCTCGCAGCTGTAAAGGTTTTCCCTGAAGCATTACAACTTCTAATTGCTACCTCTCGGTTCTGATCAACAGCTCTTAAGATTTCTTTCTCCTTCTCCCAAAGTGGTGGCCCGAGCTGTTCCGCAAACCAACACGAATCACTCCTTATCTTTTCCTGAAGACTCTTTATTTGCTGGTTCGTTATTTCCATTAGTAGCCTCCTTAATTAAATTAGTTATAAAAACCTTGCCAGTGTGTTTGAACTCTTGCTTATCTACCCAGCCGTAATTATTCTTGAGATTGAAAATTGCCATCGTGACACTTACTTTGTTCTTTAATGCTCCAACATTTATTCGAGTTTCTAAAATATCTTTGACTTTCCCCATAGTATCCGAAATCTCCTTATCTTCTCCAAACTTTTTCCTCCATTCACTATATCTCTGCTTTGAATATTTCTTATTCTCTAATAGCTCTCCTAAATAAAGAACTTTCTTATTCTTCTTAACTACCGCCAAGATAGACTTGACTTCCTTCAATACAAATTCTTTTGTATATATCTCTGGTTTTGTTTTCATCTTATCTCTGCTGAAAATTCTTTCGTCAATATAAACACCTTGATAGGTAAATTAAATTTTCTGATAATCTTAATTATTGTATCATCGTATTGCGATGTAACAATGGCTAATTCATCAACCTTTGCTTTATTCTCTTCCGCTATTATTGAATAACTTAATAATTGAGATATTGTTTTAGCCAATTCCGAATAAACACTAGTAGGATTCTTACATTCAATCCCTATCCTTCTACCTCCGACTAATTCTATAAAAAAATCTATCCTTGGTCTATTGCTTCCAAAAATTTTGAAGTCTGATAAATACCATTCTCTTTTATAAGATTTTAATTTCCCACCCAAAACATCTTTACAAAAGAGATCCATATTTAATTCAATATAATCACAAAGTTCTTTCTCTGTTTTAAAATAACTCTTGCTTTTCAAATATTCCCGAAGTTCCTTTGCTGTCTTGAATTTTAGGGGCCTACCCGGCCTATTACTATACATAACTTAAATTTAAACTTCTACAGTTCCCCCATACTCGGGTATCTCTGGCTTCCCTCCGTTCTCCCACAAGGCTAGTTCTTCTCTCCCCTCGATAGTTTTGTTTAACTCTTCCTCATAGGCATGAACCCGGGCCTCGAGAATCTTATACTCGACATCCAGTTCTTTTAATCTATCCGTTACTGTCACGTCATACTCTACCCCGGTATGAGAAACCTTTCTCTCTATTACCAATGAGGGATGGAGAGTCGTTGGATCATCTACATCAACCTCCAACGACTTAAGCGCTGTGATTAATATCTTCGCATCCAACAGTCTCTTAAAATAAGTAGCACGATCATTGATTAGAATCCTAGTTTTTTCTGTCATAATTCTGTTTTTAATTTAACATTAACTACATTAACCTTATAAAGTATCATTAATTTTCTAAGCTCCTCAAAAAATTCCTTCTGCCGAGCCTCACTAATATGCTGATGTTCCATTACCCCCTTGATGATAACAGGAAAACGATCCTTCTGAATAAGAGGATCGATGGCCACCATTTTTTTGCTCAGACCCACAATAGCCTTTTCTAACCTATCTTGTTTATCTAATACCCGGTATAAGAACTCCTTATCTACTTGTAGTTTCTTATCCATAATATTAACGTAGCATACTTTTACTTAATTGTCAACTTGGTGGGGCCGGCAGGATTTGAACCTACATAGAGATAATTACTTCTCCACCGAGAAACATTTTAATAAAACTCGGCGTGTATAACTTTCCACCACGGCCCCAAATTCCTACAATTTCGTTAGCCCCCTTAGTTTATAATCTTACTCAACTTAACCACCAATGCTTCTTCGCTTTCATCA